CTGCTTCTGAAACAGCAGCTGGCCGAGGTGCAAACCCGGGCCAGCGGCCGGATGCAGCAGCTGAAACAGGCGCAGGAGGCGCAGTTCTCGCAGGCGGTGTCCGCCGCAGAACAGCACCTGCAGATCAAGTTCCCGGAACTGAACCGCGACGAGGTGGGGCGAGTGTTTGCGCAAGCAGCAAAGCTTGGGGCGACCCAGACGGAGCTGAACTTCATGCGCGGCATGCCCTGGCTGCTGGAGCTGGCCATCCACGGAACGCGCCACATGGAGCTGATGTCGAAGAAGCCGGAGGTTCAGAACCGAGTGCGCAACCTTCCGCCGCCGAAAACGGCACCCCGCGCAGCGACTCCGACCTCCAAGACTGACGAAGCGATCAAGGCCATCAACACGAAGCGCAGCTTCAACCCGGCCGAGTTCGCAAAGCTGCTCAGCACAACTTTGTGAGGTAACCCCATGGCACAGATCACCAATTCGTTCGCGACGTTCAATTCGTCGCGTGTCCGCGAACAGCTGATGGACAAAATTTGGAACGTCAGCGTCGCTGAAACCCCGACCCTCGCCCTGATCGGCAAGGAAAGCGTTGAGGGCCCGTTCGTCGAATGGCTGAATGACACGTTCCGCGCTGGCGCCAGCAACAAGGTCGAACAGGGCAACACCGCCACGCCGACCGCGCGCACCAACGTTAGCCGCTATTCGAACCGCACGCAGATCAGCGAGGACGTGATGTCCATCACTGGCACGCAGCAAGCGGCCGAGAAGGCCGGCGGCAAGGACGAGGTGGCCTACCAGCGCACCAAGTCGATGATGGAAGTGAAGAAGGACATCGAATTCGGCGTCCTGCAAAACACAACCGCCATCACTGCCGCAGGCGGCACGGCCCCGCAGGCTCGGGGATTCCTGGGGTTCATCGCCACCAACACCAGCAAAGGCGCGTCGGGCGTTGACCCGAATCCTTTGTCCAACACGGCCCCCACGGATGGCACGCAGCGCGCCTTCACCGAGACGTTGCTGAAAGACGTGCTGAAGCTGATGTTCGACAACGGCAGCCCGGACATGGACAACATCTATGCCCTGATCCCGAGCGCGCAGCGAACCACGTTTGACGGCTTCCTGGCCGGTCAGACCCGCTTTGACAAATCCGAAGACAAGACCCTGACGGCGACTCTGGAGGTCTACATCGGCCCCTTCGGGCGCGTGAAAGCGGTCAACGCCCGCCACATGCGCTCGCGCGAGGTGTTCCTGATCAACCGTGGCTATGCCAAGCTGGGCACGCTGCGCAAGATGAACGCCAAGCCGCTGGGCGTGCGCGGCGACGCCTACGAGGAGCAGGTCAACTGCGAGTGGACCTTGATCGTGAACAACGAGAAGGCCCACGGCGCGGTGCGCGATCTGACCTGATCCACCTGAACGCGCCCGGCTGAGTCAGCTGGGCGCCCTGAATCTCTGAAGTCTGCGCGCGGTGTGTCGCCGCTCAGCAGGAACCCAAAACAACGGGATCCCTATGAGCATCGAAGTCCTTCGCACCATCCCCAACGCGCAGACCTACATCGCCCAGGAAGACGGCAAAACCATCATTGGCGAGCGTGCCAATGTGGCCGGCAACCTGGACCGCGTGCAGCGCATGCGGCAGGCCCAGATCAACAACAAGACCCTGGGCGTTTGCCATGCCTCTATCCCCCTGGTGGCGCTCAGCGCCTGGTGCAACAAGCTCGGCCTGAGTCTCGAAGAGGCGTGCGCGAACGACGACATCCTCGATCGCTTCTTGGCTGACGGGCACCAGAAGTTTCTGGTCAACAAGGGCTCGGTATGACCTACACCGAGCTCAAGACCGCGATCAGCGACTGGCTGCACCGCGCCGACCTGAGCACACCGGCGACGACCTTTGTGGTGCTGGCCGAGGAGCGGCTGCAGGACCTGAAGCTGAGCCGCTTCAGCACGACCGCCACGCTGACGGTGCTGGCCGGCCAGACCTCAGTGACACTGCCCGACGACTACCTGGAGGGCCGCGGCCTGGCCGGTGGCAGCTGGGACTGGACCCTGTGCACGCCCGAGCAGCTGATCCGCACCGCAGAGGGCAGCGGCGAGGTGCACAGCTATGCCATCTACGGCGGCAACTTGGTCTTGCCCTACGCGCCGACCGAGGACCTGGCCCTGAGCCTGGCCTATTTCCAGACCCTGGACCCGCTGAGCGACAGCAACACGACGAACTGGGTGCTGACCTACCACCCGGGCGCCTACCTGTGGCTGGCGCTGTCGGAGGCCGCGCTCTATGTGGGCAACGAGGCCAAGCGCCTGGTGTTTGAGTCCCGCGCGCAGCTTGCGCTCGAGAGCCTGCGCCAGCGTGACGTGAGCGGTTCGACATTCGCGGCTTCGATGTCCGCCTCCTACGTGGTGTGACCCATGGCCATCTCCTACACCGACATTCGCAAGCTCGTGGATAACCAGGGGTTCCAGGCGCGCCTGCAGGTCGCGCTCTGGCGCGAGGCGTCCAAGCTGGTGCGGCAGAACCCGGCGCCGGCGGCTGAGCTGCTGACCTGGGCGCGCGCAGCGCTGAAGGGTGTCAGCCACCTGACCGAGGCAACGATCCGGGTGGCCACGGCCGGCAAGACCTTCGAGTTCGGCGAGGCGGTGACCGACGCCGATCTGCAGCAGGACGTGAAGAACATCGTGTCCGACCTGGCGGGGGCGCCGTGACCCTGGTTCAGACCATCGGCTTCGCCCCGGATGTGGAACGCACCACGCCGGGCGCGCTGCTGGAGTGTTCGAACCTCGTGCCCACGCTCAAGGGCATGAAGGCGGCGCCCTCGAACATCGTCACCGCCTACCCGGCGAGCGCCGAGGCGGTGACCGGTGCGGCCCTGCTGCCGCTGCTCAGCGGCGCGGTGCGCTTCTTCATCGGCGGCAACACGCTGCTGCAGGAAGGCGTGGCCGGCGCGTGGAACAACGTGAGCCGCGGCGCGGGCTACACGGCGGGCGTGAACCGCTGGCGCTTCTGCCAATTCGGCAACGACTCCATCGCGGCGAACAAAAGCTGCCAGCTGCAGCGCAGCACCGGCGCCGGCGTGGCTTTCGCCAACCTGACCGGCCCGAAGGCGGACGTCTGCGAAGTCATCGACGGCCAGGTGATGCTGGGCAACTGCGACGACACCGGCACCGGCCTGGCCACGGGCTTCGGCGACCAGCCCGACCGCTGGTGGGCCAGCGCCATCAACGATGTGGCGACATGGACCCCGAGCGCCGCGACGCAGTGCGTGACCGGCCGCCTGGTGGCCGCGCCGGGCTCCATCCGTGCCCTGCGCCGCCTGGGGCCAAACTGCGTGGCCTACAAAGACAAGGCCATTTTCCTGGGCTCCTACGTAGGCCCACAGGCCCCGATCTGGCGCTGGGACCTGGTGCCGGGGGACATCGGCTGCAGCAGCCAGGAATGCGTGGTCAACATCGGCACCGCGCACCTGTTCGTGGGCGAGACGGACCTATACAGCTTCGACGGCAGCCGGCCGGTGAGCATCGGGGCGCCGATCCGTGAATGGTTCTTCGCCCGGCTGAACCGCTCCTATCAGTACCTGATGGCTGCGCTGCATGACCGGCCCAATGGCCTGGTGTACTGGTGCTACCCCAGCACGGCCAGCAACAGCGGCGCACTGGACGAGGCCATCGTCTACAGCTACCGCACCAACCGCTGGGGCGCGGTGTCGCGTGACATCGAGATGCCCATCGAACTGGTGCTGGGCGGCATCACTTACGACAACCTGGGCACGCTGTACACCACCTACGACGACCTGCCCGCGATCCCCTACGACTCGCCGTTCTGGATCGCCAACAGCCCGGTGCCGGCCGTCATCGGCACTGACCACCGCCCCTACACCATCGGCGGCGAGCCGGACGCCTGGAGCTTCGCCACGAGCCTGTACGGCGACGAGCAGCTGGTGAGCCTGTTCGAGCGCCTGAATGTGCGCTGGGTCACCAAGCCCACGGTGGCCGCGCTGACGCAGCGCTACGGCATGGACGAGTCCGCGAGCCTGGCCAGCGCCACGGCGGTGCAAATGAGCCCGCCGACCGGCCGCTTTGATGCCCTGATCAGCGCGCGCTGGCACCAGTCGGCCCTGGCCGGCAGCGGGTCGATGGAGTTCGCGGGGCTTGATCCTGTGGTCAAGCCGGAGAGCTCGGAATGAAGCTCGACATCGACCCCCGCTTGCCCAACGGCGCCGATGTGCCGCGCCTGGTGACGCGCCTCTATGACCTGCTGCGCCGCATGGCCCAGGCCAACAACGCGCACTCGGACGGCTACGTGCACGCCTCGCAGGTGCTGAGCGGCAACTACACGCAGCAGGCCGGCGATTCCATCCTGCTGGTGAGTGCTGCGGGCGGCGCGCGCGCCATCACTCTGCAAAGCGCCGCCGATGCAAAGGGAAAGCTGACCACCGTGCGCAAGACCGAGGGCAGCGCCAACGCGGTGACCTTGACCCCTGGCAGCGGCCTGATCGACGGCGCCGCAACCCTCGTCCTGACTGCCGCTGCGCCCAAGTGCCAGTTGGTCAGCGACGGGACCAACTTCTTCACCGTGTGAGGGCCTGATGTACCCGCTCCAACCTCAGCAACTCGGCCCCGGCGCCGGCTACATGCCGCAGAACCAGGTGGGCCCGCAGCCAATGCAGCAGGGGCAAGCGCCCACGCAATACGGCTACGGCCAGGCACCCGGCGGCCCGCTCGGCTACTACGAGCAGCAGACCCCGGCCGGCAGCTTCGCGGCGGCCAACCAGCAGCAGGCACAGTGGCAGCAGGCGCAGGGCTCGCAGCCGCTGCAGACGCAGGGCGCGCAAAACCCGTTCATCGGCATGCAGTCGCAGGGCGTGCAGGGCCAGGGCTCGGTCCTGCCCTACGCCCAGCAGATCGCGCAAGCCGGGCAGCAGTCGAACCCCTGGCTGGGCCAGCAGAGCCAGCAGGCGCAGGGTGCGGGCTCTAACCCGTTCGGCGCCAACAACCCGTTTCTGACGCAGGCCATCGACAGCGCCAGCGCCGACGCCACCAGGAATTTCCAGACCACGGTGCAGCCGGCCCTGGCGGCGGCGCAGCGCGCATCGGGCAGCTTCGGCAACTCGGCGGTGGGCGAGATGGAGCGCAACGCCTACAGCGATTTCGGCCGCAACCTCGGGAACATCGCCAACAGCGCGCGCATGCAGGACTACACGGCCCAGCAGCAGCTGGCCGAGAACTCGCTCAACCGTACCCAGGCGAACAACCAGTTCAACGCCGGCCTCAGCGCCGCCGATCTGTCGCGCAACCTGGCCGGGCAGTTCCAGAGCCAGGGCCTGGGCATGCAGGGCCTGGGGCAGCAGCTCGGCGCCGCACAGTTCGATGCGAGCTTGGGCAGCAACACCAACCAATTCAACGCCGGACTGGGCGCCAACGACCTCAGCCGGAATTCGCAGCTCGCGCAGTCTCTCGGCCAGTTCAACGCCGGTCAGCAGAACAGCATGGGCCAGTTCAATGCAAACCTGGGCCAGCAGAACAGCCAGTTCAACGCCGGCCAGGGCAACGCCCTGAACCAGTTCAACACGAACGCCGGGAATCAGATGCTGGAGCGCTATCGCGACCGCGGCCAGCAGATGGACCAGTTCAACCAGGGCATGGACTTCCAGACCTGGCAGGCCAACACCCAGAACATGCGCCAGGGCCAGCAGGACCAGCTCGGCCTGATGGACCGCCTGTTCGGCTGGAACGGCCAGGGGCTGAACCTCGCCACGCAGCAGCAGAACACCCCGATGAACTACTGGCAGCAGTTCAGCAACGGCGTCAACCAGGCCGGCGGCTTGGGCGGCAGCCAGAGCCAGCAGCTGCAGGGCAACCCGTGGCTGGGGGCCTTCGGCGGCTGGAACGCCATGGGCGGGTTCTTGGGCAACGGCGGCTCGCCGCGAGTGGGGGGCTGAGATGGCCGACATTCGCGACCGCACCGCGCAGGCCCGCCTGCTGCAGCTGCCTGCCGACACCTACACCAACTTGCGCCCGCTCGATCAGGACTGGCAGCTCTACAACTACTCGCCCAGCGGCCTGGACCAGTTCCGGGGCAACGCCGCCTGGAACCCCACGCAGCCAGGCGGGCGCACCGCCGGCCCCATGGCCGAAGGACTGGACCCCAGCAACTGGGGCGACCTGCTCGGGCTCAATGAGGGCCTGTTGCGCGAGCGCGGCTACCAGGGCGGACTGACCGGGCAAGAAGCGTTGCCATGGCTGCAGGCCAACAACCTGGCCGTGGGGCAGTCCGGGCCGCTCAAAGACGGCTTGGCACGGCACGGCAACTACTACACGCAGCTCTTTGACACCGCCAACGGCTACGCGCCGCTGGGCACTGGCTACCGCACGCAGAACGACTACGCCGAAGAAGGCACCGGACTGGCGACGGTTGCACTGATGGCTCTTGGCGGCGCGGCGCTGAATGGCGGATTCACCACGCCGACGCCTGCGGGCGGCGGGGCGGTGGGCGCGGGCGGCTCCATGGCTGGCGCCGGCTACGTGCCGGGCGGGCTGGGCATCGACACGACGCTGGGAACCCAGATTGGCGCGAACTTGGCGAACGCGGGCTACTTCGGCCCGGCCGCCACGGGCGGCGCAGGAGTTGCAGGCGGTGCCGCTGTGGCAGGTGGCGCAGGTGGGGGCGGCGGCGCTGGCGGGCTGCTGGCCGGCAACGCGGACAAGGCCGCCCTGCTCGGCAACGCCGGCTATGGCCAAGGCATGAGCGGCGCGGCGACTTCGGCTTTTGACACTGTGGCCGGCTTGTCTGGCTCTAACCAACTCGGCGCCGCCGCAGGCAACGCCATGGACGGCAACTGGCTGCAGGCAGCTCAAAACGTGGGAGGCAATATGGATTGGCTCGACTGGGGCAAGCTCGGCTTGCAAGCGCTGGGGGCCTATCAGGGCTACCAGGACGGCAAAGACCAACAGCAGACCCAGACCCGCGACCCCTGGGGCCCGGCGCAGCCCTACATCCTGGAGGCGCTGCAGCAGGGCCAGAAGCTGAACCAGCAGTACCAGGCGCAGCCCTTCAGCCCGCAGCAACAGACGGCCTACAACAACCTGGGCGGCCTGCTGAACCTGGCGAACACGAACGCGCCGGGCCTGCTCTCGGGCTTCCAGGCCAACGCAACGGGCGCGAACAACTACGACCGCAGCAACCCGCGCAAGGCGCTGCTCGGCAGTGCGCCGATGCAGGGCAACTGGAATCCGGGCCTGCTGTCGTTCTTCCCGCAATCTGGCAAGGGGGGCTGAGCGATGGGCTTGCTCGACATGATGAACAGCGACCAGGGCCTGCTGGGCCTGCACCTGATGGCCGCCGCCGCGCCGCGCGAGCGCCGCATGGGCTTTGGCGAAGGGCTGCTGACCAGCCTGCAGGGCGTGCAGGCGCAGCGCGCGGCGGAGGAAGACCGCAAGGCGCGCCGGCAGATGCAGGAAATGCAGATGCAGCAGCAGCAGGCCCTGCTGGACGACCGCCGAAACGCCCAGATGGCAGCGCAAGCGGCGGCGGCGCGCAACCAGCAGTTCCGCGGCGCACTGGCGCAGCAAATGAGCCCAATCAGCGGCATGGACGCCCTCGCAGCCGGTGGCGGCCGCCCGACTCCGGACGCCGCATCCCTGATCGGCCAGCAGCGCACCCCCAACTTTCAGGCCCTGGCCGCTCAGTACCCTGAGCAGGCCGAGTTGCTGCAGAAGCTGGCGAGCGCCCGCGACTGGGGCGCGCCGGAGGTGGCGCGCACGGTGGAGACGGTCGGCCCGGATGGTCGGCCGGTGACGCTGCAACTGGACAAGCAAGGCCGGCCGGTTGGCCAGGCCATGGGGCAGTGGAAGGCGCCGGAGCGCGTGGACACCGGCAGCGAAGTGCAGTTCGTTGACCCGGTGACCCTGGCGCGCCTGGGTGCGCTTGGCAAGACGATGACGCCGGGCGAGAAGGCATCCAACGCCCTGGGGTGGTCGAACAACGCCATCAGCCGCGAGCGCCTGGCCCTGGACCGCGAGGGCGGCGGCCAACTGGTGGAGACGCCCGATGGCTATGTGCGCGTCGGCAAGGACAACCGCGCCACCGCCATCATGGCGCCAGGCGCCGGGGTCCGGCCGCTGATGGGCAAGGGCACCAACATGACCGAGGACCAAGCCAAGGCTTCGGGCTGGTTGGTGCAGGCGCAGAACGCCTACGGGAACATGCTCAGCGCCATCCGGAGCGACCCCAGCGCGGCCCGTCCAGGCGTCAACGATGCGCTGGCGCAGATCCCCGGCATCGGCGCACCGATCGCCAACACCCTCCGGGGCACAGACCGCCAGAAGTTCATGCAGGGCGCTTCGTCGCTCAGCGAAGCGCTCTTGCGTGCGGCGACCGGCGCCGGCATCAACCAGTACGAAGCCGAACAGAAGGTCGCAGAGATCACGCCGAAGTACGGCGACAGCGACGAAGTGGTGGCCCAGAAGATGGCGGCCGTGCCGCTGTACCTGGAGTCGCTGAAGCTGCGCGCGGGCCCGGGTGCATCCAAAGCCTCGGCCATCGGGGCAGGGGGCGCCAATGCAGCGCCGAGTGCGGCTCCCGTGCTTCGCTGGAACGCGCAGACCGGAGGGTTCGACTGATGGCACAGATCGTTGAGGCCTTCGGCCAGCGCCTCGAATTCCCGGACGACATGCCGCGCGAGCAGATCGCGCAGGCGATCAAGTCGAACGAGCTGCAGTTGCGCCGCGCGGCCGGGCTGGACCCGACCAGCAGCATGGGCACGGTCGAGCGCTTGCGCGCC